TTCCCTGGTCGGAGCACCAATTCAGATAATCGTTCAGCGAGCCGCCGCACGGTGGCTGCTGAATTTTCGCCTGGATGCGCCCGCGCCAATGCGGGATCGCCTCCAGATCGGTGCCATTCAGCGCGCCGCTGGAATTCAGCACCGCCGATTGCCCGGCGAGCCCGGCGATCGCGCTGACCAGGCTAAGTGTGGTGCTCCCCGCCAAATTATAGGCGCTCCCACCGAGCACCGACGAAACTGGCACAGCCACGGCGGCACCCGCACCGACGGTGGCGCTGGCCGTGGTCATGTAGAGATATCCAGCTGGCGCCGACAACATCGTGCCACTCGGGATATTCACCGGCGCCGACAGGCTGGCTTGGCCGGTGAATGTCGCGTAGCCGGTGGCGGCCGTGGGCTGCAGGCGCGGCACATTCCAGATATTGGCGTGGCGCGGCAGCCAGACGACCGCCGTATCCACCATCAATTCCTGCGCCAGATTGGCGATCATCAAATAGCGGTCATAGCTGCCCATGGCGTAGACACGGCAATTCGTGCCGGCCACGCTGAAGGAGCTGCGCGCGTCAATGCCGGCCAGCGCAGGATTGGTCTCATAGACAGTTGCGGCATTGTTAAACAGCGTCGCCGGCGTCGGTATCGGCCAGGTCGGCGTCGCGGTCAGCGAGTAGCTCATGACCCGACGACCTGCGGCACCACGATTTCCTGTTTGCCGACGATCACTCGGTGCGCCACGGTGTTGCGGCCGACGCGCTGCACGGTGATTTGCATCTGCACGCCGAGGCGCCCGGTCAGCGGTTGCAGCGCCTCGGTGTCAGCCGCCAGCACCTGCTTTACGACCGCGGCATCGAGCTTGCTGCGGCTGAAAATCCACTGACGTGATCCGGTCAGCTCGCCATAGGGATCGAGCGCATCGCCAGGCCAGCCGCCGCGGGTATTCATCAATGGCGCATCGGCTGGCAGCGTCTCGGTGGGCTGCGGCACCGCGTCATCGGGATGGGCACGGCGCTGGCAACCCAGGCACATCAACACCGGCGTCTGCCAAGTGTTGTCGAGCGCAAAATCCCGGCCGGTGAACACCACATCGGTGCGCCGGTTCACGGGGTCATAAGCCAGGGCGATATCGAGGGGCATTGGCGCGCATCCTCGCGCGCGCGCAGGGTCGGTTTAATGCCCACGCGGGTGGGCACCAGCCGCGTCAGCCGCCGGTGATTGCGCCGCTGGCGGTGATGTCACCGTCTACGTTCAGAGATCCAGTGATCGTCACATCGCCGGCGAGCAGAATGGTGCCGGTGATGGTGCAATTCACCGCGGCGATTTCCACCACATGGGCGGCCAGCACCGTGATGGTGCCGCCCTGCTTGATGTGGACGCGCGTGCCGTCCACGCCGTAGATCGCGCTCTCGCCCGGCAGCAGGCCGCCCAGGCGCGCCGAAGGACAGGCGGCAGGAAGGCCGATCATGTCGCTCTCGTCGCCGCCATTGGCCAGCAACACCATCGTGCTACCATTCACCGGCGCCACGCTGGTGAAACCGAATGGCTGGTAGACCTCGACTTGGCCGCGCAGCACGCCGTGATGCGTTTGCACGTCGGCGGTTTGCACGATCCCGTGGTCCAGAATGCTGGTGACAATGCCGCGGGTCGCACTCACCCGGTGGTCATAGACGTGCTCGTGCTGGCTCATCTCAGGATATCCAGCAGCGTGCTGGTGGCGGCGTGGCGCGGCCTGCTGCGGCTGGCTTCGTTCACGCGATCGAACGCCGCCTTGCCGACACAATGCAGCTCGGTGCGCGCGCCCTCCTCATCGTAGAAAAACTCCACCTTCGCGATAAGCATGTCATCGTCGATACCGGCGAACGGGTCATAGACGGCTGTCAATTGGTTGCGGCGCCACAGCGCGTTGTTCGGGCCGGCGCGCCAGTCAACCACGCCGTAGCTGGGCGGCGTGCTTAGGGCGCGATCGACGCGGACATGCCATTCCGCTTGCACCTGCACCGTGTCACTGCCGGATTGCGTGCGCACCATCCGCACATCCGGCCGCCACCTGGTGATTTCCGGGTTGTGGGCGTGGCCGGTCATCAGGATGCCAGCCGCCTCCGCCTGGGTGGCCGACGCGGGCGGGCCGGCCGTCTCGCCGGTGGGCGCCGTGGTGGGAGTAATCAGCGCCTCGATGCCGCTGTGGTTACCGTTGGCGCGCGCGGTCTGGCCCTTCACGTAAATGTCCGAGAAGCGCTTGGAATGGTCAAACTTGAATTTCAGCATGGTCGCATTGACGCCCATCGTGATGCCAGCCGGCGCGCGCGTGCTGCCGGCGGTGGTCAGCACAAGATTGGCCACGCCGTCACTGGTGACCAGCACCGCACGCTGGCGCGACACCTTCTCGATCGCCGCCATCGCCTTGTCGTGGGGCGATACCGCCAGCACCGGGAACGCCGCGCCGATATCGGTCTGCGCCTGCACGCCGATTTTGAAGGGCGCGCAGATCGCGGTGGCGAAATGCAGCAGGTCGATGTTTTTATATTCGGCCGGGCCATTCGGTGCGGCGGCGCACTCCACCAGGTCACCACAAATATCCTTGGCAATGATCTTCGTGGTGATGGCGTCGGGCGTCACGTGGCCTTCAACCACTTCGATCCAACCAACGAAAATCGTCTCGCCATCCAGCGCCAGCGTGCATGCCATGCCGGGTTTGACCACCCGGAAATAGGGCGGCGGGCTGATGAGGGTTTGCAGCGTTTCGGCAAGGCGCCCTTCATCGACATATTCGAGCTCGATGCTGGAGCTGATTTCCTTCAGGTCGCCCACGTAGTGCATTTTGGTGAATTTGCTGAAGGTCTGGCCGGCGACCTTGAGCGTGATGCGCTGCGTCGGGTTGGAAACCTGGGGCTGGCTGCCGCTCATGCCGCCGCCGCCAGCGCCTCGATGGAGCCGGGCCCCATCATCCACGGGTATGTCACGCCGTTGCGCGCCACCAGGTCGGTATACATCGCCAGCAGCTTCGCCGGCGTGTCCCCAATCAGCGCCTGCGCCACCAGCCACGCCGGCACCGTCGCCGCAAGCGTATAGGTCTGCACCACCGGCAGCCGCCCGATCTGCGCGCTGATATCGGCGATCACGGCGCCGCGCATGCCTTGCAGCGACCGCCATACCTGGCCGGCAGCGGCCGGCATATACGGCGCCAGCTGCACCGCCAACGCTGCCACCTGGTCAACTGCCGCCAGCTCCACAACCAGCCATGCCTGCGCGTCCTGGCCGCTGGTGAAGACGATATCCGTGCTGGCGTCCACGCCGCTTGCCAGCGCCATGCAGGCGGCGCCAAGGGCAATCGGGCCACCTGGTGCGGCGCCGGGGTTGGCGCCGGCCAAGGCGGCGATTTGCACGGCCGCAGTGAACAGCATGGTGCTAGTCGCGGTGGGGTCCTGTGGCGCCGTCGCCGGCGGAATGTCCCCCGGCCCGATCGCCTGCGTGTAGAGCGTGGCGCTGGTCAGCGCGATCGCGGCGGCGGGCGCAGCCAGGAGGGCGGCGACATCACCGGCCAGCGTGGAACCCAGCACCAGGTCACCCACGCCCTCCAGGGCGGAGATATCGCCGGCGACGGCGTTCACAACATCGCCGACGGTGCCCACCACGCTGTCGTAGATCCCCGCCACCTGGTCGGCCACCGCCAGCGCCGCGCCAAAGGCCGCCAGCGTCAGCGTGGCGGGTGCCAGGATGGCGGCGATGATGCCGCTGGCCTGGTCCTGCACATCGTCCACGCCGTCATCCACGGCAGAGCGCGTGTCGGCAGCCGCCGGCGCCGTCGGGTTGAACAGCTCGACGGTCATTTCCAGCCGCGCCACGCGCAGCTGCGCCTGGCTGAAGCTGATCGTGCCCGGCTCTTTCAGGATGACGACCAGGCTGCCCAGCCACGGGTGCACGAGGATTGCCGAGCCCGCCGTGCGCCAGGCCGCGAGCATATTGTTGGCCTGGTCGACATAGTCATCGCCGACCATCAGACCGCTGATGCTGAACGGCCCGTCGAGCTGACCGAGATCCTGCCAATTGGCTTTATCGTTGCCTGGGAACAGGAATTTCGCGGTGCGGCGGCCGGCGGTGATGCGCGTGTCGGGCATCCAGAATTGCACGCCGCGGAAGCTGGCCGGCAGCAGGTTATCGAGCACGCTGGTGGTGTCGCTCATGGCCGGGTCACCGTGGCGCCGCGTTCCACCGCATCAACCTTGATGCCCGGCGATGCGCTGGTCACCTTGGCGCGGGTGCCGGGGTCGGTTTCCAATTTCACCGTGACGGTGCCACTCGCACCTGGTGCGCCGGCCAGGGCGGCGGCAAGGGCAGCGCCGCTGCTGGCGCCAAGGCCGATACCCATGCGGGCGCTGGCGCCGGCCGCGATCGCGCCGCCGGCGGTGTGGGGCACTTGGCCGTCGTCAGCATGGCTGTGCACGAAATTGAGTTTGGAAATCAGGTTTTCCAGCTTGGTCAGCAGGCCGCCGGTCCAGTTGTCGACCCAATTACCGAAGTCGATGAAGACCTGTTTGACGGTGTCCCACAGGCCGCCAAAGAACGTCTTAACGCCGCCCCAGGCCTGTTCCAGGTCGGCCACGGCAGAGCCCATGTCCCCGACAAAAATATCGAGGAAGAAATCGCCGACGCCACGGCCGATATCGACCAGGCCTTGCCACATCGCGGCAAAGAAACCGGCGAAGCGCGCCCAGTTTTCGTAGATGTCGATCGCCGCGAAGGCGAGCACTGCCGCCACCGCGCCGATCGCCGTCACGACGCCGGCGGAGATCCCGGTCAGGCTCGCGATCAGGAACACGAGGAAGCGAATGCCCGTTGCCAGCATGCCAATCGGCGAAAGCAGTCCGACGACCAGGCTGGCCAATAGACTGAAGCCAGCGGCCACGGCCGGCCAGACGAAGCTCACCACGCCTAGCACCGCCGCCAGCGCGATAAAGCCGCCCACCAGACCCAAAACCCAGGCGGTGGTCTGAGGGTAGTTTTCGTTGGCCCAAGCGAGCTCGCTGTTGATCCAGCCCAGCGCTGTGCCCAGCACCCGCGCCACCGGCATGAAGCCCTGCCCGAGCGTGATGCTCAATTGCTTCATCGTCTCATTCAGGCGGTCCAGATCGTTCTGGGCGCCGGCCTGCGCGCTGACATTATCGAGGCGCAGCTTTTCATCGGCGATGCCGCCCAACGATTTGCGCAGCTGCTCGAATTCCGCGTTGTGCTGGATCAGCGCCAGCAGCGCCAGACGCGCCTGCTGATTGGTCACGACGGCGCTGATGATTTGCGCCTGCACAAGCGGCGCTTTGCCGTCCGTGAGTTTCTTGATTTCTGCCACGTAGGCATCGAGCGGATTGGTGCCGCTGGCCGACGCCTTGCGCAGCAGCGCTGGCATATCCAGGCCGAGTTTCTTGCGCGAAAGATTATCCTCCCGGTTGCTGGTGATGTAGCCCAGCAAATCCTGGAAATTCACCCCGGCCTGCGTCGGGTCCACCGCCGTCTTGGTGGAGATTTCCAGGGCCGCCGCCAACTCATTCAGCGAGCTGCGGCCAGTCATGCCCAGCGATGCCGACACGCCCGTCAGCCCCGGTAGCACATGCGCGAAATCCGCCATCTTGAACCGGCCGCCCTGGCTGGCCGACGCGATCGCGGCCAGCGCCGCGCCCGTGTCGCTTTCATTCGGCGCGATCTTCAGGTTGCCGACCAGCGCGCCGGTGACCGGGCCGAGCAGGTCGGGCGGGATGCCATAGGCCTTCGCCGCCGAGCTGTGCGCACCGATGATGCTGTCGATCATGTTGGCCGGCAGGCCCTGGCCCAACAGATCCTTGTAGGCGTCAGCCACGCTCTCGCTGCTCAGGCCGTTGCGCAGCGCGTCACGGTCCACCAGCGAATTCAGGCGGCGGATTTCCTGGTCGAGCTCGGGTCCGCTCTTGTGCTCCATGATACCGATACTGCGCAGCAGCTTGTCGCGTTCTGCGTAATCCTCGATCGGCTTGGCCAGCGTGGCGGCGCCGGCGACGCCGCCCACCACACCCATTTTCTCTCCGAAATCCGAGATGCGCGCCCGCGTGCTGGCGGTGCCCTCCCAGATTGCATTCAGCGAATGCCGCGCGATGCGCTCCATCGCAGCGAAGGCTGGCCCCACCTCGCGCGCGCGCTGTTGCAGCAAATAAAGCTCGCCCGACGCCTTGCCGATTTGCTTGGCCAACTGCTCGGTGATTTTCGTGGCGTCTTTCAGCCCAGTCAGCTGCACCTTGGCCGCCACGTC